CTACAGCTGCTCAGCCTTCTTTCGGGCGGCTTCAAGCGCAAGACGGGCCTTTTCACGATCATCCCAGTAACGCGCCCGCGCTTCATCGTTAACAAAATAATCATCCTTGCGCAGATTCCAGATGTCGTCTGCTTTCTTAAACGCAGCCTCTGCCTTAATCAGCATCTCCTGCGCGGTATCAGGACGACCAATATCCAGCACCGCATCCCACATGGATTTGAATGCCCGCGCAGTCCTGTCTGCCCAAGTCTCCAGCGTGCCCATGTTCTCTTTCAGGCGGCGGGTCTGGTCATCAAACCCTTTCGTTGCGGCCTCGTTCGCCGCCTGCAATGCCCCGGCTTCATCGCCGGAACGCTGCAACTGAGCAACATACGCAATCTGCTCCGCCGTCACGTTATGGAACTGGCGTGCCATCGCCGTCAGCCCCGACGTCGGGTCTGTGGTCAGCTTCCCGAAGGCTTCAGCGACCTTGTCCACCTCCACGCCGGATGCAGAGGAGAAACGCGCCACACTCTGGCTGATGGACGCAATCTGAGCCTCACCGCTTACCCCCGCCTTAACCAGTGCGCTGAGTGACTCGCTGGTCTGGTTAAACGTCAGCCCTGCCGCCTGCCCGGCTCTGGACAGGACCAGCATACGATCTGCCGTCAGTCCCGCCTGATTGCCGGAAAGGACCAGCGTTTTGTTGAAATCGGACAGGGTTGAGTTGCCCTGATACCAAGCATACGCCAGCGCACCGGTCGCCACCGCCAGCGAGGTGGCCCCCACCATCGGCAGGGTGATCGCACCGGCAAGCCCCCTGAACATGGGGATCATCCCGCCGAAGGAGTCCTTCACCTGCCCCCCCTGTTGCAGCAGGATCAGCCACGGACTTTGCCCGCCTGCAAGCTGCGTGGCCACGTCGGTGAACTGTGCAGGCAGCATACGCATGGCGGCTTTATACTGCCCGACGGAAATCCCCGCTTTCTGTGCAGCCAGCGCCTGTCGGCTCAGCGACTGTTCAACGACTGCCGCTGTTTTTTTCGCATCACTTTCCGTACCGGAAAAATGACGCCTGACTCTGGCCATCTGCTCGTCAAATCTGGCCGCATCCAGACTCAAATCAACGACCAGATCGCCTACCGGTTCAGCCATACCGGACTCCTCCTGCGATCCCTTCTGATACTGTCATCAGCATTACGTCATCCTCCGTCATGTCCGCCACATCCGGGGAAGCGGGGATAACTTCATTCCCGTCCGGGCCAAAGCGGACACCTCCGGCAAGCCCTGCCGCTTTCTGCATCAGCACATCATCTTCAGGCTCTTCGTCAGCCTCGCGCCGGTTCAGCAGACTGAAATCCAGCGGATGCATATCCGGATCGCTGAAAAACAGGCTGAGCACGGTGTACGTCAGCCCGGAAAAGTGCATATCCAGCAGAACATCATGAAAATAATGGGTACTGTAAAAGCGGTGCCAGTCGGCATACTCCGTGGATGACATCCCGGCAAGCATGGCACGCCAGTCGGGCCGCCCCATCTCACGCGCCAGTTTCAGGGCAAAACTCAGCTCACCGTCGAACACTTTCCCGCAGAAACAGGCTCTGCGGGCCCGGCGTCCTCTGTCTGTTCAGGGGCATTATTCACCACAAACTCATACATACCAGACAGCCGGTACACCACGTTTTCAGCATGAGAAATTGCTTCCGTGGGCCAGGTGGTAAGCACTTCCTGCTCAATCTGTTTAACGGCTTCATTCATGGACGGCATCTGCGTCTTCTGCGGATGGTTATGCCACAGGGACATCGCCACCAGAAACGCGCCGGTTCTGATGGCGTCTTCCACAGTAAACTTCCGGTTGCTGTCTGACTCCGCCTGTTCTGCCTGCCGTTTCATCAGGGCGAGATGCTCAATGCGCTGCAGGGCTGACAGTTCAGAAAGCGTGACGGTCACACCGTTATGTTCAAATGATTCGGTTTTCAGGAACATCGCTGACTCTCCGGATTAACTGGCGGTGACGGTAATTTCTGCAACCGCAGCAAACTCACCATTACCGGATACAACCGGAATGTTGACCTTGCCTGCAGCAACGCCGTTCACGGTGATGGTCATACCACTGACCGACACGGTGGCTTTTGTTTTATCCGCAGACACCGCACGAAAGCTCTTGTCGGTTACGCCCTCCGGCTGGAAGGCCACGGTCAGCGTGGTGCTCTGCCCTTTCACCACCGAGGTGCTGGCAGGCGTCACGGTCATGCCGGTTGCCGCTGTTACCGTGCTGCGATCTTCTGCCATCGACGGACGTCCCACATTGGTGACTTTCACCGTGCGGGTGATCACTTCCTTCGCCGTAACCGCCTTACCGATACTGCTGACCCAGCCACGGAACACATCGACCGTGCCGTTCGGGAAGCGGATTTTATAGGCACGGGTATCGCCTTCATTAAACCACGCCAGCAGCGCCTGCTGCCCCTGCTCTCCGGGCATCCACGCCAGCGTGAAGCTGGTATCTCCGGCAGATTTCTGCCCCTGCCCGGTCGCAGTCCAGTCTGCATCTTCATCATCGAGATAGCTGTCGTCATAGGACTCAGCGGTCAGTTCGCCGGGCGTCAGGTCTTTAACTTTTGCCAGACGCGACCAGTCAACGTCTGAAAGCGGATTCGCATAAGGGTCACCGGTCCCCTTATAAACCCACAGGGTGGTCCCGGCACCTTTCACCGGCATTGTAGGATTTGGTACAGGCATAGCGTCCTCACATTTCATAGGTAATGACATAAGTCAGATCGGCTGAACTCCACAGGCCCGCATCATCGTCGCGCCGGTAGTCATAGCCGCTGGCCACCATACTGGTGATCAAATCTGACAGTGCCGGGATATCGCTCATCACCGGATAAATCCGGGACTCCATCCACGCATCCAGCTCTGAATCCGGCACCTGAGCAGGCAGGAAAACTTCGATATGCAGCTCCGCCTGCCAGGTATCGCTGTCCAGCTCTTCGCCCGTGTATTCAGCGCCGGTGAGATAAACGGCAACTGCCGGAAAATCCGCCTCATCAAAAACAGCGGGGCGACCATCAAAAAACGTCGCCCCGGTGTCATGCTTCTCCAGTGCATCCAGTACGGCTGCACGGAGTTCAGTATGTTTCATCGCTTTATTACCATCCTCAGTTGATGCTGCAGCGCATAGCCCAGCTCTTTCGGAAGACGTTCACGCCGTATCCGCTCAATATTTTGTTTAAACGCCGTGGTCAGCGGCACCGCCATCGGGATTTTCACCACATCAATGGGGTAACGGTTTTTCCCGGCCACACGCTGCATGACATGCCACCGGCCATTTTTCAGTTGCTGAATAAACGCGCCGGGAATACGACGGTTACCCACCACAAGCACGCTGCCGCCACCTTTCAGGGATGAACGCTGCCCCTTTTTACGACGCCTGCGGCGCGAAAGGACAACCCGCGCATTACCCAGCTTGATTACGGGCAAATCCCCCCGGTTAACTTTGATTCTGGCCTGCGGATTTTTGACCGTGGCCCTTTTCAGCCTGGCCCTTTCCTTTACCAGTTTCCGGCGTACCTTTGTCTCACGGGCAACCTGTGACGCCGACTGCGATATCGCGGATGAAGCAACGCGGTTAATGGCCATTGCGGCGGCACCAGGCACCGCCGTTTTGCTGATACGGCTGAGGTTTTCAACGGCCTGCTCAAGACCTTTTATGGCCATACATCCCCCTTTCAGCGGCGACGGTTAACGGCAGGCGGTACGCCCCGCCCAAGCCAGAGATGACAGCTTCCACCATCATCCGGCGAAACCCGGTCTATCCAGAAGTTTTCCTCACCGATGGTCAGCGTGTCTCCACGCCGCAGCTGCCGCACATCATCAGTCCGGACAAACAGGGACGGGCTGGAGCCTTCAACGCGCACGCCCTGTCCGGCATAGCTGATATTTTCAGGGTCATCAAAAACACCACGTATTACTGCGCCGGACTGCTCACCGGATGTCATGGTGGCTGACGTTCCCATGTACCCGCGTATCGTTTCATCGGCGCGGGCAATGGCAGCATCGAACAGGTTATCGAAATCAGCCACAGCGCCTCCCGTTATTGCATTCTGGCCAGGCCGCGCTCTGTCATTTCGGCTGCCACACCGGCAGAGACACGAAACGCCGTTCCCGGCAGCACAAATGCCACAGGTTCATCCCGCGTGGCGTGAAGTGCATCGGTATGCAGCGTCACCAGTGCCACAACCGTGACCAGAGCAGCCGTATCAGTCACGGTATCCGTCTGTGCTGATACCACCTCATTTTCATGTCCGGTCAGCGCATTTTCCGGGCTGACAGACGTGTCCTGACCGGCTGCGTCATCCGTGTCATCAAGCTCCTCTTCCAGCTCTGCCACACGGAGCGCCAGTTCTTCTTTCGTCCCCGTCAGGCTGACATCACGGTTCAGTTGCTCACCCAGCGACCGGAGACGGGCAATCAGTTCATCTTTCGTCATGGACTCCTCCACAGAGAGAAAATGGCCCCTAAGGGCCATGATTACGCCAGTTGAACGGACACGAACTCATCAGGATCAGCCAGCAGCATCAGCGGTGCTGACTGAATCATGGTGAACTCTCGCGCCGGATCGCCGGATGTCTTCCAGTTTTTCGGATAACGGGGAGACGCATTAATACCCTCACTCAATGCATCCGCATCCTGAATACAGCCATAGGTGCGCAGACCGCGTGCATGAGTGTTACCCAGCACCATCGTGTTGTCCGGCAGGAAGTTCTTTTTGACGCCGTTTTCCACGTACTGTCCGGAATACACGACGATGGCCACATCGCCATACATTCCCTTATAAGACACCGCTTTGCCCAGGTCTTTTATCGCTGTCTCCAGTTCGGAATGAGAGCCGCGACGGGTATCCAGCTTCTCCCTGACGGCTTTGAAGGAACGGAACAGCGCCCAGCCTTTCGGGTCAAACACGATGATATTCACCACGCCGCTGGCGTTCAGCGCGTAGGCTTCGATATCGTCGGTCGGGTCATACGTGGACTTGTCACGCTTGCTCCACTCCGTGCCGCCGGACTGCGTGATGTTGTTCGCCGCACTGCGGCCCATATCCACCTCAACCGGATCGAAGGCTTCACCGGTCATGGTGTATTTGCCCTTGAGCACGGCAGAAACTGCCTGCATCTCTTCGACCTGAGCAATGGCCAGCTCTTCGTCACGCATGTTCTGCATGATGATGCGACGGCGGCGGTAAGCCGGGTCCGCCAGATTCTGCGGATCTTCATCCGGCAGGCGACGCAGGGTCATCTGCGGATTCACTTCATGCTTGGGTTTGACATATCCCGGCGTAAATTCAGAGGTGGAGCCGCCACGGGAACGGATAACCTCACCGGAAACAATCGGCGAAACGTACAGCGCCATGTTTACCAGTCCCGGAATTTGTGAGAGATAGACTTTCTCCGTAGTGAAGGGATAGCTCTCACGGAAAAAGAGACGCAGAAACAGCGGATCAAACTTAAATTTCTGCTCATTTGCCGCCAGCAGCTGGGCGGTTGTGTACATCGACATAAAAAAATCCCGTAAAAAAAGCCGCACAGGCGGCCTTTAGTGATGAAGGGTAAAGTTAAACGATGCTGATTGCCGTTCCGGCAAACGCGGTCCGTTTTTTCGTCTCGTCGCTGGCAGCCTCCGGCCAGAGCACATCCTCATAACGGAACGTGCCGGACTTGTAGAACGTCAGTGTGGTGCTGGTCTGGTCAGCAGCAACTGCAAGAATGCCAACGGCAGCACCGTCGGTGGTGCCATCCCACGCAACCAGCTTACGGGTGGAGGTGTCCAGCATCAGCGGGGTCATTGCAGGCGCTTTCGCACTCAATCCGCCGGGCGCGGTTGCGGTATGAGCCGGGTCACTGTTGCCCAGCGGCTGGTAATGGGTAAAGGTTTCTTTGCTCGTCATAAACATCCCTTACACTGGTGTGTTCAGCAAATCGTTAACGGCATCAGATGCCGGGTTACCTGCAGCCAGTGGTGCCGGTGCACCCTGCATCAGACGATCCAGCGCAGTGTCACTGCGCGCCTGTGCACTCTGTGGTGCTGCGGCCAGAATGCGGCGGGCCGTTTCCACGGTCATTCCGGGGGTTTCGGCCAGCACGCATGCCTGTTCTTCGCGTCCGTGAGCCTCCTCACAGTTGAGGATCCCCATAATGCGGCTGTTTTCTGCCGCAACCGCTACGGTGATCTGCGCGTTCACGTCCGGCTGAGCCGCGCTGGTGTTTTCGCCCTCCGTCGCAGGCACCACGCCAGTAACGTCAGCCTGCGAAGCAGTGGCTGAAACAGTTGTTGATTGAGTCTCTTTGGTCATTCGCCCTCCTGAGAGACGGGATTTACGTGCATCCAGTGCATCACGCATAACGGTGATCGCATCGGTGCTGTTGACAAGTTCATCAGCCAGTCCGGCATCAATGGCCTCCTGACCGCTGTACACTGCAGCCTCGGTATCCAGCACAGCCTGCACAGACAGGCCGGTATATGCCGACACTTTCTGCGCAAACATCCGGCGGGTTGCATCCATCCGGGACTGCAGTGTTTCCCGGACATCATCCGGTAGATGGCTGTAGGGGTTGCCATCCACCTTATGGCTGCCGCTGTAAATCAGCGTGATTTCCACGCCCTGTTTCTCCAGCGCAGCACCGTAATTACTGTGAGCCATCATGACGCCGATGGAGCCTGTCCGGGCGGTCTGCGTGACCAGACGCCGGGAGGCGGCGCTGGCAAGCAGCTGACCTGCACTGCAGTTCATGTCGTTGGCCAGCGCCCATACCGGTTTTATGTCTCGCACACGGGCGATGATGTCAGCACAGTCAAATGCTCCCGCCACCATCCCGCCCGGTGTGTCCATATCCAGCAGAATGCCGTCCACCATCGGATCGCTGGCAGCCTGTTGCAGACGGGCGATAATGCCGTTGTAACCGGTCATTCCCGAATACGGCTGCAGCGCCCGCGTCCGGCTGACCAGCGTACCGGACACCGGCAGCACGGCGATGCCGTTCATGACCTGATAACTGCGGGCCTGTCGTGGTCCGTCATCATCACCGGATAACGCCAGCGCCGCGGGTGCCTCTCCGGCAGTCAGGCTGTCGCCGGATACTGCATCCGTCAGGCGGCTGATCCCAAGCAGGCCTGCAAGCGCACAAAAGAAAACCCGCGCATAGGCGGGTTCAAGCATCAGCGGCTCATTAAAAGCCATGCTGGCAATATGCGGGAGATTACGCAGCTCTGCTGTCACTCTTCTCCTCCTCTGTTGATTGTCGCAGCCCGGATTCAAATGCCGCAGCCGCCCAGGCGGGCGGTTTAAGACCAGCCGCGCGGCGCTCCATCGTTTCACGGACCTGCTGGGCAAAAATTTCCTGATAGTCGTCACCGCGTTTCGCGCACTCTTTCTCGTAGGTGCTCAGTCCGGCTTCTATCAGCATCACCGCTTCCTGAACTTCTTTCAGACCATCGATGGCCATACGACCGGAGCCTATCCAGTCGCAGTTCCCCCAGGCACTGCGGGCTTCCTGAAAGCTGAAGCGCGCTTTTGAAGGTAACGTCACCACGCGGCGAACGATGGCCTCTTCCAGCCAGCACAGAAACATCTGGCTCGCCTGACGGGATGCGACGAATTTTCGCCGCCCCATAAAGTGCGCCCACGACTCGTTCGCGCTGGCCCGTGCCGTGGAGTAGCTCATCTGGGCGTAATTCCGGGAAAGCTGCTCATACGAGACACCCAGCCCGGCTGCGATATACCGCAGCAGCGACTGCTCAAAAACGGAGTAGCCGTTATCCGTGTCCTGAGCCGTCTGCAGGTTCAGTGAGTCACCCGGCATCAGGTGTGGCACTTTTGCGCCTCCCAGCCGGACCGGCGCTGCGGCGTAATACGCGGCAATTTCACCAATCCAGCCCGTCAGCTTGTCCCGCTGCTCCTGACTGTTCGCGCCAAGAATAAAATCCATCGCTGACTGCGTATCCAGCTCACTCTCAATGGTGGCGGCATACATCGCCTTCACAATGGCGCTCTGCAGCTGCGTGTTCTGCAGCGTGTCGAGCATCTTCATCTGCTCCATCACGCTGTAAAACACATTTGCACCGCGAGTCTGCCCGTCTTCCACGGGTTCAAAAACGTGAATGAACGAGGCGCGCCCCCCGGGTAACTCACGGGGTATCCATGTCCATTTCTGCGGCATCCAGCCAGGATACCCGTCCTCGCTGACGTAATATCCCAGCGCCGCACCGCTGTCATTAATCTGCACACCGGCACGGCAGTTCCGGCTGTCGCCGGTATTGTTCGGGTTGCTGATGCGCTTCGGGCTGACCATCCGGAACTGTGTCCGGAAAAGCCGCGACGAACTGGTATCCCAGGTGGCCTGAACGAACAGTTCACCGTTAAAGGCGTGCATAGCCACACCTTCCCGAATCATCATGGTAAACGTGCGTTTTCGTTCAACGTCAATGCAGCAGCAGTCATCCTCGGCAAACTCTTTCCATGCCGCTTCAACCTCGCGGGAAAAGGCACGGGCTTCTTCCTCCCCGATGCCAAGATAGCGCCAGCTTGGGCGATGACTGAGCCGGAAAAAAGACCCGACGATATGATCCTGATGCAGCTGGATGGCGTTGGCGGCATAGCCGTTATTGCGTACCAGATCGTCTGCGCGGGCATTGCCACGGGTAAAGTTGGGCAGCAGGGCTGCATCCACACTTTCACTCGGTGGGTTCCACGCCCGCAACTGCCCACCAAATCCGCTGCCACCGCCGTGATAACCGGCATATTCGCGCAGCGATGTCATGCCGTCCGGCCCCAGAAGGGTGGGAATGGTGGGCGTTTTCATACATAAAATCCTGCAGGTCCCCTGCGTCGCTGTGTCATGCCGGTCTGCACTTCCAGCTCCGCAATGTATTTTTTCAGGTCAGACACGGAAGTGGCCGTAAACTCCACTCTCCGTCCGTCTTTCTGTACCGTTGCCACCCGTTTTCCTGTCATCAGGTCATGCAGTGCCGCACGGGCAGCGGCAAGTTCTTCCTGTCGCGTCATTCATCCTCTCCGGATAAGGCACGGGCGTAATCTGCCAGTGTTTTCTTGTTGGTTGCTGCACCATCCTCTTCCTGCAGGCTCGCCAGCAGCGCACTGAGATCCAGCTGCCAGCGGGAAATACTGATGCGCAGCGCCGCCAGCGCATAAACGAAGCAGTCGAGCGCCTCATTGCGTCGCTTTTTGCTGTCCCACAGTATTTTTTTCCTGCCATCCACCCATTTTTCGACCTGCTCTTCAGCCGTCAGCTGCTGCGCTTCGGTCAGATCAAAAATATCCGGGTTATTCGGGAAGTGAACGGCACCGGGAAGCGGTTCATCCCCTTCCGGCGTCAGTGTGAAGCGGTTATAAATCTGCTCTTTCGCGGTATCCGTACCGATTTCGGTAAGGTAAACCCCGTTTTTGTTTCGCTTACGTGGCATGCTGACCACCGGCTTTCCGTAGACGGATGCCCCTTTAATGGGGATCACCCGGAACAGCCCATGTTTTTTCGAGCGTTCATACACAATGGTCGGGTCAATCCCGCCAGTATCCCAGCAGATACGGGATATCGACATTTCTGCACCATTCCGGCGGGTATAGGTTTTATTGATGGCCTCATCCACACGCAGCAGCGTCTGTTCATCGTCGTGGCGGCCCATAATAATCTGCCGGTCAATCAGCCAGCTTTCCTCACCCGGCCCCCATCCCCATACGCGCATTTCGTAGCGGTCCAGCTGGGAGTCGATACCGGCGGTCAGGTAAGCCACACGGTCAGGAACGGGCGCTGAATAATGCTCTTTCCGCTCTGCCATCACTTCAGCATCCGGACGTTCGCCAATTTTCGCCTCCCACGTCTCACCGAGCGTGGTGTTTACGAAGGTTTTACGTTTTCCCGTATCCCCTTTCGTTTTCATCCAGTCTTTGACAATCTGCACCCAGGTGGTGAACGGGCTGTACGCTGTCCAGATGTGAAAGGTCACACTGTCAGGTGGCTCAATCTCTTCACCGGATGACGAAAACCAGAGAATGCCATCACGGGTCCAGATCCCGGTCTTTTCGCAGATATAACGGGCATCAGTAAAGTCCAGCTCCTGCTGGCGGATGACGCAGGCATTATGCTCGCAGAGATAAAACACGCTGGAGGGGTCATCCGGCGTCCATTTGAGGCCAAACGGCGTCTCTTTGTCGCCAAATTTAAGATACTGCTCCTCCCCGCAATGCGGGCAGGCAACATGAAAACGCATAAAATGCGGGGATTCACTGGCTGCACGCTCAATCTGACAGGTGCCTCTCACTTTTGGCGTGGAGCCACGGATGGACTTTGGCCAGACCGAGCCTTCAATACGCTTGTCACCCAGGAACGTCGGAGAGCCTTCCTGTTCAATATCATCATCAAAAGCAGCAAGTTCATCATAACCCGCCACATCCACCGACTTTTCACGGTAGTTTTTTGCCGCTTTACCGCCCAGGCACCAGAAGCCACGCCCATTAGTGAAACGCTTCATGGTGAGCGTGTTATCCCGGTGCTTTTTGCCATACCACGGGGCCAGCGCCAGCAGCGACGGAATATCACGAATAGTCGGCTCAACGTGGGTTTTCATAAAGTTCTCGGCATCACCATCCGTCGGCAACCAGATAAGGGTGTTGCGCTGCTTATGCTCTATAAAGTAGGCATAAACACCCAGCAGCATTTTGGAATAACCGACACGGGCAGACTTCACCACATTCACCTCACGGATGTAGTCGCTGCCCATCGCATTCATGATGGCCCGCTGAAAGGGCAGTGTTTCCCAGCGCCCTTCCTGGTATGCGGATTCTTTCGGGAGATAGTAATTAGCATCCGCCCATTCAACGGCGGTCTGTGGCTCCGGCCTGAACAGTGAGCGAAGCCCGGCGCGGACAAAATGCCGCAGCCTGTTAACCTGACTGTTCGATATATTCACTCAGCAACCCCGGTATCAGTTCATCCAGCGCGGCTGCTTTGTTCATGGCTTTGATGATATCCCGTTTCAGGAAATCAACATGTCGGTTTTCCAGTTCCGGAAAACGCCGCTGCACCGACAGGGGGATCCCGTCGAGAATACTGGCAATTTCACCTGCGATCCGCGACAACACGAAAGTACAGAATGCGGTTTCCACCACTTCAGCGGAGTCTCTGGCATTCTTCAGTTCCTGTGCGTCGGCCTGCGCACGCGTAAGTCGATGGCGTTCGTACTCAATAGTCCCTGGCTGGAGATCTGCCTCGCTGGCCTGCCGCAGTTCTTCAACCTCCCGGCGCAGCTTTTCGTTCTCAATTTCAGCATCCCTTTCGGCATACCATTTTATGACGGCGGCAGAGTCATAAAGCACCTCATTACCCTTGCCACCGCCTCGCAGAACGGGCATTCCCTGTTCCTGCCAGTTCTGAATGGTACGGATACTCGCACCGAAAATGTCAGCCAGCTGCTTTTTGTTGACTTCCATTGTTCATTCCACGGACAAAAACAGAGAAAGGAAACGACAGAGGCCAAAAAGCTCGCTTTCAGCACCTGTCGTTTCCTTTCTTTTCAGAGGGTATTTTAAATAAAAACATTAAGTTATGACGAAGAAGAACGGAAACGCCTTAAACCGGAAAATTTTCATAAATAGCGAAAACCCGCGAGGTCGCCGCCCCGTAACCTGTCGGATCGCCGGAAAGGACCCGTTGGCCGTTCTGGTCTACTTCGTAATGGGATTTAATAGCTGAACGACAAAAGTCTTGCGACCACAGTCACACAGACCTGAATACACGTCCTGTTTCTTCCACCCCCGCACAGGACTAGCGAGCATGAGGGACACCCCCGTGAACCATAAACGCGGTAAAAACCCGGTGTGCATCGTTTTTGATTATTCCCGCACACTCACGCAGAAGGAATTCCCCGTCGGGCTACGGTCATGGTTAATGCGGGAATACGGCGACGATACAGCGCAGCTAAAAGGGTAATGGACAGATAGAGCGGTTTATTTCATTCCACAGGATTCTGAGTGCCCCCCCTCCTCCAATAGGCTGAGCATCCACCTATATAGTTTTAATTTTCATCAATCCATTTAACTATCGTTTAATTGTTGTCACATAGGATTCTGCCGTTTTTAACAATGCAGGATAATAAGATGAAAAAAATGTTGTTTTCTGCCGCTCTGGCAATGCTTATTACAGGATGTGCTCAACAGACGTTTACTGTTGGAAACAAACCGACAGCAGTAACACCAAAGGAAACCATCACCCATCATTTCTTCGTTTCGGGAATTGGACAGGAGAAAACTGTTGATGCAGCCAAAATTTGTGGCGGCGCAGAAAATGTTGTTAAAACAGAAACCCAGCAAACATTCGTAAATGGATTTCTCGGTTTTATTACTTTAGGCATTTATACTCCGCTGGAAGCGCGTGTGTATTGCTCACAATAATTGCATGAGTTGCCCATCGATATGGGCAGCTCTATCTGCACTGCTCATTAATATACTTCTGGGTTCCTTCCAGTTGTTTTTGCATAGTGATCAGCCTCTCTCTGAGGGTGAAATAATCCCGTTCAGCGGTGTCTGCCAGTCGGGGGGAGGCTGCATTATCCACGCCGGAGGCGGTGGTGGCTTCACGCACTGACTGACAGACTGCTTTGATGTGCAACCGACGACGACCAGCGGCAACATCATCACGCAGAGCATCATTTTCAGCTTTCGCATCAGCTAACTCCTTCGTGTATTTTGCATCGAGCGCAGCAACATCACGCTGACGCATCTGCATGTCAGTAATTGCCGCGTTCGCCAGCTTCAGTTCTCTGGCATTTTTGTCGCGCTGGGCTTTGTAGGTAATGGCGTTATCACGGTAATGATTAACAGCCCATGACAGGCAGACGATGATGCAGATAACCAGAACGGAGATAATCGCGGTGACTCTGCTCATACCTCAATCTCTCTGACCGTTCCGCCCGCTTCTTTGAATTTTGCAATCAGGCTGTCAGTCTTATGCTCGAACTGACCATAACCAGCGCCAGGCAATGAGGCCCAGATATTGCTGCAACGGTCGATTGCCTGACGGATGTCACCGCGATCAATCATTAGTAAAGCGCCACGCTCCTTAATCTGCTGCAATGCAACAGCATCCTGGCTTTTAGGAGAGAAGTCTGTCAGCCCTAACTGCTTGCGGTAAGCATCCCACCAGCGTGAAAGAAGTTGATAACGGCCTGCGGCTGTTGATTTGAGTTTCGGGTTTAGCGTGACAAGTTTTCGAGGGTGATCGGAGTAATCAGTGAAGAGTTCGCCACCGACAATAACGTCATAACCGCGGTTACGTGTCGGTTGTCGCCCGTTATCCGTTCCTTCTGACCACGCCAACATATCGAGGAAAGCTTTACGCTGAGGATTAAGATTTTGCATTTTTCACCCCTGTCAGTCGTTCCCAGAAGTACGTCAGTGCAACCGAGCCCATCGCACCACTAATCCCCGCTGTCGCGAGAATCATGTAAATACTGAATCCACTTTCGATACTGATCAGGCCACCAATAACACCGGTGAATCCCGATACCACTATCTGAGCCAGAGCATTTATCCAGCTCCACGTTGCTTTACTTTGCTTCACATCTATCAGATAGCGGACCAGACCGCCCCAACCTGCGATGATCAGCAAAACGAGCCAGAACGCTCCGGCAAGGCTCTCTTTTTCGTGCATATGAATAGCCAATGTTTCGCCGCCGACGAAAGGCCGGGACGCTAATGATTAAAAACTTACATGGGAAATATTGTTATAAACAGTCAACTCAAAATAACTAAAAAATCTTATAACTAAGCGAATGGCCTTCAAAAGCCGATCCATGCAACTTGCATAAAACGATCTTTATCAATGAGTTACATGTGTGGTTAAATACCATGCTTTAAGGACTAAGAGCATTACCAGCAGATGACAGAAAAAGATAACATTGGTAAGTTAATTTGGCATATTGCTTGCGATGAATCTGGCATTGATGGGCAACGTTTCTACGGCTTTGGCAGTCTGTGGATGAAGTACCAACGCCGTGGGGATTTCTGTCAACTAATCAGAGAACTACGCAGCAAACATGGTTTTTTTGAAGAAATAAAATGGCAAAAAGCCCATTCAAAAAGATACTCTGAATTTTATCTTGAGCTGATCGACTTATTCTTTAGAGTTCCTTGGCTAGCTTTTCATTGTATCGTGGTTGAAAAATCAATAGTAAACAAGGCATTTCATAATGGGGATTATGACCTGGCAAGGAGAAAGCACTTCACAAATCTCATTACCACAAAAATTAGCTCTGTAATTTCTGCACACCCTGAAAGAGACAGTTACTTCAGGATTGAAGTTGATCCTATCGCATCTCGTTATAAAAAGGCCGATGAAGAACTAAATGTTATTGCCAATAACATATTGAATAGAAAATTTGGTCGTAAAGGGATAATCAGCAGTGTAGTGACAAAAGACTCTAAAGCATCTGAAAACATTCAGCTAGCCGATTTTTTCTTAGGTGCGGTTATGTGCGCATATCAAGGAAAAGCTTCATCTGAAGCCAAAATAAGAGTATCAAACTATGTTGCTTCATATTTAGGCTGGGATCACTTGCAATATGATACATGGCACACTGAGAGAAAATTTAATATCTGGTATTTTTATGATAAAACTCGAGGGCCACGAGATATAGAAACTCAAAATGTTAGCTTAAAGTATCCACTTCCCCAAAAGAAATAGACGTCGACCTCTCAGCCGACACGGTTGGAGTCCCAGACCAATTATCGAGTCGAAGTTACCAACTTGGCGGTTATCTTTTGGGAGCCGCCCCTTCATTCCCAAAACCTTTATTGCAGAATAATCTATATCCTGGAAATTGGATAGTCACCCCTTACGACACCTACGAACAGTTGCACATACAACATTGGCAAAATATCAGATTTACACGGAATATATGCCTTTCAATCCAGTTTTGCAATACTTTGCTGTGAAAATGTCGTCTTTTGTTTTGAACGTGTTCTCGTTACAAGCAATAAAGCTTCGCTATCAAGCTGTAGAAAAATGTGCTTCATTGCAACCCAGCGTTCAGTAAATGTCTCAGACCAGTTTTTTGATGTCACTCCCACCAGTGATGCCAGCTCCTGGTATTCATAGGTCTTACGCCCTGCCAGCTCGTTCTTCACATCCTGTGCCGCCAGCCAGATCAACTTCTTCAAACGTTCCAGTGTCTTACCTGCAATTTTTCTGGTACCCAACAGAGTCTTAAACTCGCTCCATGCCCACTGCGTTATGGCAACCTGATGCTCCCAGCGAACACTTTCGCTGTAACTCCACAGCAACCACGCTTTCTGATGTTCATCAAGAGACAGAACCGCGCGGCGCCATGAAGAGGTTGAGAACTCAACCTGGCTGACCAGTGCAATGGATGAACCTTTTGCGTACGACTGCTTACCGGAAATCGGCGGATTATCCAGCGTAATCATCCTGCCAGTTACCTCATCCAGAATGCGCGGCTTCTTTCGTTTGTATGTACCAGTATCAAATTGAGCATGCTCCAGCCAGGCTTCAAGCTGGCCTTTCGTTACTCCGCTCAAATCAGCGGTAGCCACCATGAGTTGCTCGCGAACATACTGTAAATATTGGGTATTCATGCGGCAGCTCCTTTCAGTGTTTTGGCGTAATTCTTCAGTATTCGGTAATCGGTCAAAACAGAACCGGGAAAACGATATAAGCGCAGGCGCACCCAGCGGCGGCGAAGACGTTCTGCCATATAAGACTCAAACATCATTCATCTCCCAGTTCAGTGATGGTCAGCTCCAGCTTTCCACCCTTGGTAACGGGCATCTTCACAACGCGATAATCAACGACCTGAGCATCATCCAGCCAGAAACCTGCTTTGGTGAGTGCGTCAAAAGCTGCTTTTTGCAGATTATCCAGGTCACGGCGACGGCGATCCGGCATGTGGCACTCAATACGGATTTTCACTGGCATAGCCAGACCGATATCCAGCATGGAGCCTTTGATGATTCGGGCGACGTTATCGCGGTATACCTGCCCCTCTGCGCTGATGTGCGTGCGCCCGCGATTATGGCGGTAGTAGCGGTTATTGCTCGGCGGCCAGGGTAGTGTGATGTAGTAAGTATTCACGCCTTGATTACCCCCTCTTTCAGCCAGATAACCTGCGTTCTCGCCATACCTTCCAGCGCGCATTCTTTTGCATACTCAGCATCGACAAAATGTGTGCGGCGGTCGATTTCGTCGTGACAGGCAGAACATGCAATGGTGGCAATCAGGTCTGGCGGTTTAATACCGGTGCCGCACAATCCAGCCAGCCGGATATGTGCCAGTACAGACGTTTCAGGATTGCCATTACATACGCCAGGGATTCTTACCTGGCATTCCCGACCACGCGCTGCTTTTCTCAAATCAGCCATGGTTCCTCCTTGCTGCCAGTCGCAACCATTTTTTATCAACCAGGCTGGCGGTATATCCGAGCAGTGTTGGTATTTCGGATGGTTTCAGCTCAGGCTTACGCTTACGACGATTTGGTACTCTGTAGATGTGTCCGCTCATGACACGAATAAGCGGTGTAGCCATTACGCCTCCTGCTTGTCGCGCAGCAGCTGGAACTCGCAGCTCTGCGGAATAGTCAGGTGGCAGCCAATATTCATCGCCCAGGCTTCAACCTTACACAGGAAGACATACATCTCTCCGGTATCAAGATCGGAGGTATGGCGTAACGACTGGATCGTAGTGATTTCGCCGGTTACGACATCAACCAGGTCCTTGGTTTCATAACCGAGGTATGTGTGTTTGAGAGCATCTTTTACCCATGCTGCGGTAGCGAACGATTTCCCCCTGCTGATGAGGTATTCACTGATTTCGCTGTACCACATGTGGCTGAGTGCATTCTGGGAAAGACTGCGTCTCTCCCGCCACGGTTTAAGCACCATGCGAAAGCATTTTCCATCCTCCAGATAAGGCTGGATCTGCTGACCGATAGCGGTGAAGTTACCGCGATGCAATTTGATGCCGTCTTGTGGGAGGTTCACGCTTCACCTCCGCAGAGGTCAAACGTTGGATGCAAAAAATCGCAGGTGCATTTCTGCATCTGTGAAGGGAGAAGAGAGTTTGGATTGTGTGTGCGCATAAACGTCCCCGTTTAGCGCAGAAGTCACCGGAGGTGTTCAGGCTCCGATGACATGATTATGGCGAGTTGATTATGGAAAATCAATTGAAGATGAAATTCAACAATGCCCCATGGTGCTATGGCGCTCAATTAATTATATAACTTCAGAGAAAACTGATAACCCATTGATGATCACATTAGCTCAGACTAAGAAGACTGACAACGGGGACGAACATGAACAGCAACGCCTGACATAGGTAAATCTCAAAAGCGAATCATATAATCCTTACCCCATCACTCAGAGACATCGCATAATAACATTCATACCACTATATAACCTCCAAATAACAACAACAATTCATTGGTTGCATTAATATCAGCGTGTTCCGTTGTTCAGGAATAAAACTTTTTATTTAACAAACAAAGAGAGTTCAATGATGAGCAAAATTACAGGCGTGTTAGTTGATAGCCATATCTATGATATTAAAAATGATATGGAGAGTGGTTACTGTTTCCCTAACAGTTTGTTCCCAGGAGCAACCTTCAAGATGGTCATTGATAATGACCCTATTAATAATGACAAGGTAAAATGGACCTGTAGCACTAATGCAGACAATAATGTTCTGGCGGTTAGCCAGGATGGCACAGTAACTTTTCCGGGGGTAGATGAAAAGTGCGTTGGGAAGATTTTTGTCATTTTCGCCACTGATAAATCAACAAACAAATCTGCCGGCATCTATGTTTTTATTGTGAAGCGTTTTTTCAAATACAGCATTGAACTTTATAACTCAGTTAAAGATATTTTACCGTGGATTGAAAACATGAACGGGAATTTTCCTGAGGCACGTGACATCTATAGTTACGATTATGATAACTATAGTGGACCGCATATTATCAATCGAGAAGTTAACGCAGGGCTTTACCAGGAATGGGGCACGTTATCTAATAGTGGATGGGACGCAAGTTGTGAGCTTGAGGGTATTTGTAGCATTTACGCTTTTGATAAAGACAATAATACTTATTATTGCCTGCGTGATTATGGAGAAATAGAGTGTATTGATCGTTTTTGCGTCGCTCAGGCAGTTGCATCCTACGGAGAATCCATCGACTGATTGTGTTTTTTTCAACTATCATTTGCATTATTACAGCGTAAAGATTCACTGAAATTATAAAATTTAACTTGCGCAAAACCACCCGTTCAGCGGGTGGTTCTCATTTTTATCCACTATGTATATGAAGCTTAAAAAAAATAAACGGACTTAAGCGCTCCTTTTTATATTGCTACAAACAATTAATTCTCGACACCTAATAACTAAAGCCCCGCCCCCATATACCGCCAATACCCGTTTCATAACAAAATGCTGGTGACATTTCTCACCGGAAACTTTATTGCTACTGCTCAGAACGCAAATGCGGCAATACTCGGCTCCACTTATCATCCTGCCACGGCTGGAATCTTACATGTGCCGTTTCTCTGGCAAGGATTTCGCGCGCCTTATGTAGTATCTGGGGATATTCTTGCTCAATAGAAGTAAAGCGACCGGCTTCGCGATGCTCCGCAACCTGAAGAAGTGGAGTAACATTCTGGCAGGCGGTTAACATCACATCCCCTGCTCGCCATAACCAGGCGAGTGTGCAAAGTTCGTTATCAGTGAATTGTTTTGTGATTGGGGATTGTTGAACTTCTCGATCGAGAATATCCAGAACCCAGCGGCGGAATTCTTTGGCTACAGGAGTGCGGGCGAACATAGCGATCAAATGGGCACCACGGAGGGAGAAAATGCGTATTGTTTTCTGGTAGTTCCCTGAGACACTCAAATTGAGGGTCTCAGTCATATCTGCCCTAAATTCATCGGAATTTCGATCGTAGATCTGAGTTACGGCATCAGATTTTTTATATCCGAGAGCTTGAGCAATCTCAACGGCAGTAAGCCAGATACTGTTGTTGTGTTTAACAGGATGGAATTTTGTTTGATGAAAGACTAGTTGTGTGCTCATGATGATTACCTATAAATCAAGTTAACCACCACCGCTGACGCCAATCAGTTTGGTGGTGAGACATGTAGGGTTGGCGTAACCGGGGTAATCAACCGGCCCGACCGAAGTCGGCCCTACACGCCCCACCATAATTCAGATGTGCGTATGCTTACGACAATAAAAAACACGCTCGCGGCGTGTAGTAGTCGCGATTACCTTATCCGGGACGCCAATCCCGTGTGCCGATTTTGCGGCAACGCACAGAATATAGCGCCAGATATTAGTTATCGTCAACCTCACTGATTTCCTCCCCCCGCCGCATAAACAAATAAAACCCGCTTCATCGCGGCACTCTGGCGACACTCCTTGAAAATCAGATTCGTGCTCACCTTTCCTTCCCGTTCTTCCCTGGTAGCGAACCGGTAATACACCGTTCGCCAGACCTTACCATCAATGACTAAAATTCCTGCCCGCGCCATTTTAGCCGCAGCCTGATTTATGCTGGTTACTGTTGCGCCTGTTACCTCAGCAACGTCCTGCTGCTTTAATGCTGCTGTAAAAACGCACTTCCAGCTTTCTGCATCCAGCCAGCGACCATGCCATTCAACCTGACGAGAGACGTCACCAAGGCAAGCCCAAAGCTTTCGATTCCGGTCTAAGCTGCGGTTGCGTTCCTGAATGGTTACTACGATTGGTTTGGTTGGGTCTGGAAGGATTTGCTGTACTGCGTGAATAGCGTTTTGCTGATGTGCTGGAGATCGAATTTCAAAGGTTAGCTTTTTCATGACTTCCCTCTCCCCCAAATAAAAAGGCCTGCGATTACCAGCAGACCTGTTATTAGCTCAGTGATGTAGATGGTCATACGTCAGCCCCTTGTGCATATCGTCTGCCACGCGCAGCAGGTGCATTTGATGCTGTGCAAATCTGTCTGGCTTCATCCTGGTCACATGCAACAAAGTGTCCGTTACAGAACCGCTGGTAAACCGTACCAAGTGAGCCAAAACGGTTTTTCGTCACGATGATTTCAGCAAATGGCGCGGCGCTACTGTTCTCGTCATATACCGCTTCCCGATAGAGCATGATGATTGAGTCTGCGTCCTGCTCAATGCTTCCTGAATCACGCAAATCTGCGTTTGTCGGGCGTTTGTTTGGTCGCTTCTCAACATCGCGTGAAAGCTGACTTAGGGAGATAACAGGCGTTTTCAGGTCTTTCGCCATCGCCTTAAGGCTTCCTGAGATGTGAGCAATTGCGAGGTCGTTGCGGTCTGCTTTCGGCTTCTCAATCAGGCCAAGATAATCCGCCATGATGAGTGACAGGTTTGGATTTTCCTGTTTGTGTCGTTCTGCGATTGAGCGAATTTCTTCGACAGATAACCGCGAGGCATCGACTACCCATACATCCAAATCTGCAAGCTGACTCATGCCGTTAGCAACGCGCGCCCAGCCTTCGTCATCCATCGATGCAGGATTTCGCAGCACGCTAACCGACATCCTCCCGGCGTTGGCAATGCTTCGCTCTGCAATCTGCAATGCGCTCATTTCCATCGAGAAAATCAATACTCCGCGCCGGACGTCAGAACCAGGAATAACGCGGCTTGCAACGCCTTCGGCAATCTTCAGCGCCAGTTCGGTTTTCCCCATACCAGGACGAGCGGCGATAATCACCAGGTCTTCCGCGTTCATCCCTCCGGTGATGGCGTCAAGTTCTTCGATTCCGGTCTTCAGGGTATCTGACTCTTCTCCGTTCCTCAGACGCCTGTCAAGCGTGTCAGTGTAGTCAGTGATGATTTCCCCTAACCGTACAGGTTTAACCTCGTCACGGGGCTTTCTGATGGCTGAGAGCCGTTTTACAAGTTCATCCATCGCCTGACTCGATGCGTCGATGGTTCCGCTTTGGATTGGTTCACGCATTTCATCCATGATTTCCAGCACCAGACGGCGGTGATAGTTATCCGCGACCATTCCGGCATATCCCTTCAGGTTTGCGGCACTCGGGCAGTTTTTGCTGGTCATCAGGATTGACGTGAAATGCTCCTCTCCGCACGCCTCGGCAACCATCAGCGCGTCGATTAGGTTTCTGTTTCTCGCCTGCTTGCGGATAACCTCGAAGGCTTTCCGGTAGAGCGGAATTGAAAACGCTTCCGGCTCCAGCGTTGCCAGAACGTCGCTGGCGGTTGGTGTTAATCCACCAATCAGCAGGCCACCGATAACGCTCGCTTCGATATCCTGTTTCATGCAATCCCCCTGTCTGCAAACTTCCCTTCCCGTACTCCCGTTAACGAGTCTTCCCTCAGCAGGTAATCAAAATCGGCCGTCCAGCCCGTGTCGTTGTCTCCGAAGTAAAACGGCTTGGCCTGATGCACAAACGCCCTGACATACGCTCTGAAACCGTCCACGTTTGGCGTTTTCAGTTGCGGGATGATTTTCTTCAGGCGACGTTTGCGTTTCTCGTTGACCGCAACAGCGTGTGGCAGTCTGTCACCGACTTCGGTGTTGTAGGCGTTCAGGAAGGATTCGTAGTCGATTCGTTCTGCCTTGCGACGTTCAGGTTTAACCTGCCCATCGCCGCCCCCGTTAGGGGGTAAGGGGGTATTTGTATTTATTGTCTTTTGTATATTGTCTTTTGTGTTTAGCTGACTTGGCTTATACCCATTAGCCGACTTGGCTAATGTTTTATTAGCTGTTTTAGCTAATGTTAAGCTGTCCTGGCTAATCCACTGAGAAACCACCTTGTTCACTCCGATTTTCACGCCATCAGCAATGAGGAATTTACGCTCAATAAGCTGGCGCTTGGCAGCGCAAACATGAGTGTGATGAATACCTGTCATGGCTGCTATCTGCGTGTTTGTGAGTCGATCCATCGGCTTATTGAATCCGTATGTCTTGCGCATGATAGCGAGCATCACCTTCAACTGCCGGACGGTTAAATCAGCCATCAGCAGACTGTCGGTAATCTCGTTAGCAACGCGCATGAAACCATCTTCGGTATCTGCCACGCGATGCTCCACGACCTCAAGTTGAGGCCTGTAATCAGCTAACTTAACGACGCCCATGTTTCACTCCTGCTTTGGCTAGTCTGTAAACACCAACAAGGCGCTCTGCGAACGCCCTGTTATTTGCTGCGGCTACCACTAATCCCTCAGGTGAATCAGGGTGTCGAATCTCTTCTTTTTCCTGGTATTTCTTACGACGTTTTGTCATAATTACTCCTGTGGATTGATCCAGTCTTTCTACATCAGGCCTCGAAGAATTCGCCGTTCTTCGGGGCTTTTTCTTTTGTCAGGTAATCGGCAAGCCGCTTAGTCAGTTCAGCCATTTCATCGTCTTCGATTCCGTATTCCAGAACAGCCAGCATCATGCTTACCTGCGAGAAGAAACCATTCTTCCATCGGCTTACCTGGTATTCCGGAACCCCCATCGCGCGAGCGAATGTCTTCTGCCCCATCAGTGCCAGTTTGTTCAGCAAGGCTGACTCGATGCGAGCCGCTTTCTTGCTTTTAGTTGCAATAGTACCCATAGATAATTTCCTTAATGATTAGATAGAGTTGGCTTCGCAAAGAAACGCAAAACCATAGAGATTTGTTTCTGGTAATGCCCTTTTTCAGGGCGGGGATGTGTAAGAGCGTTAATAACTTAAGCGGCCATTAATTCAGGCCAGATGCTTTCCCAATCAACCGGATGAAGGTCTTTGCGAGTCACTTCACCATTGCTGAACTTCTCAATCAGAACACAAAGTGCTGCGCCCAATTCATGATTACGGCTAAGTGCTTTCCTCAAATAGCCGATAGAAGTTCCGCACTTGGTGGCAAATTCTCTCTGCTCTTCCAGTGAAAGGGAGTTCAGATACAAGCGGAGTTCTTCCATTTGCTATCTCCTTCCCGTTGTTGAATAAGGTGAGTTTACCTGTAGGTAAAAAGCAAATCAATACCCATAGGTTATTTACCGGCAGGTAATCAAAGATAGAATTAAATCATGGATAAATACGAACAAAGACGACTAAGGCTGATAGAGATAAGAGACCGATTCTGTAATGGAAAGGCCTCAGAGTTGGCTCGTCGAATAGAAAGGGAACCATCATACGTTTCCAGAATGCTGTATCCGGAAGGAAAAAGCGGAAAAAAACGCATTGCTGACGATATGATGGAACTAATTGAAAAATCTTTTAATCTCCCACGCGGATGGATGGACATGCTTGTAGATGGTAAAGCTGGAGCTACAGACCATCTTGAGTTTGCGGGTAACGTTCGTGCGGGTTTTGTTCCGGTAATTGGTGAAGCCGTTTTGGGAGTTGATGGCTCAGTGGATATGATTGAATTCAGATCCGGTTGGTTAAGCATCTACAGCGGCGATAAAGATGCTTACGGTCTGAAGGTTAAGGGTGACAGCATGTGGCCAAGGATTCAGTCAGGAGAATATGTTGTTATTGAACCAAATACGCCAGTACATCCAGGTGATGAAGTCTTTGTAAGGACCAAAGACGGTCACAACATGATAAAGATCATGAACAAAACAAGAGACGGTGATTATCAGTTTAGTAGCATAAACAGTGATCACCGCCCAATCACTCTTCCTGTTGAAGAAGTTGATAAAATGCATTTTGTTTCAGCTATTGTGAAACACACCAGGTACGTAGACCAGGACGATCTGCCAAAAGTTTGAGGATAAAGCAGCAAATGTTTATACCCGGCATAGTAGTCGCTGTTGTAATCATCTGCTTCATATGGGCAAAGTTATCTCCTGTAAGCTCTAAGCATACAGCTGAACTCATGAGGAAGAAGCATCTTATACATGAGGCAGAATCGATAATTAAAAAGTTCAAAGGCATGTCATACGACGACATGTCATCAGAGCAGATTGCTATGTATAAATGCGCCATTGAGCGCCTTGACTACTTAAACGGACTCAAACCCAAACACACCCCAGTAGAATCAAAATTGCCGCAATGGCCAAGCAATCCAAATAGCTTCTGACATCTCCTTTCAGCCCGCAAAGCGGGCTTTTTTATATCAATCCAAAAAATTAATTACCTGAAAATTCAAGCAGGTAAACTCTCACATCAATTTTATTTACCTACAGGTATAGACAGCAGTTTTACCTGTAGGTATATTTTAATCCATCAGCAGGACGCACTAACCACCATGAAGGTGATGCTCTTAAAAATTAAGCCCTGAAGAAGGGCAGCATTCAAAGCAGAAGGCTTTGGTGTGTGTGATACGAAACGAAGCATTGGCCGGAAGTGCGAATCCGGATTAGCTGCCAATGTGCCATTGCGGGGTGTTTTCGTTCAGGACTACGACTCCCACACACAACCAAAGCTAACTGACAGGAGAATCCAGATGGATGCACAAACACGCCGCCGCGAACGTCGCGCAGAGAAACAGGCTCAATGGAAAGCAGCAAATCCCCTGTTGGTTGGGGTAAGCGCAAAACCAGTTAACCGCCCTATTCTCTCGCTGAATCGCAAACCGAAATCACGAGTAGAAAGCGCACTGAATCCGATAGACCTTACGGTGCTGGCTGAATACCACGAACAGATTGAAAGCAACCTGCAACGTATTGAGCGCAAGAATCAGCGCACATGGTACAGCAAGCCACGCAGTGAAATGGGTGTGACCTGTTCAGGCCGCCAGAAGCAACGCGGAAAATCAATTCCAGCTTATTACGATTGAGGTGGTCATGCTCAAGAAAATCAAACGCCGACTTTACAAAGAAGGTAGATATTCATGCCAATTGCCAAAATGCGACACAACAAAATGGAGTGTCGATGATTGGTGTAACTGGATAGATAGATACGGAACTTGGTGGGATAAATAACAGATAACTTAAGCGGATTTATTTTCGCGGCAAACCACATATTTGAGGTGATATATGGAATTTCATGAAAGTGCTATTTATGATTTTCGCGCTAACGCAAATTCAGTAAAACCACAGCCAATTGCAGTTCTTTTTAAAACAATGGGTGCGTGGGCTGTTTTATGCTTCGCCTCTGACGACACTGACGCAAGAATGGCAATAGGCCAAGAGATGGAGATGGACCCAACAAACGATGAATTCATAATTTATGGCGCTCCATCTAATTACTTACTTGATACCAGCAACATTTACAACAAGGCTGCCTGATGGTGGCCTTTATTTTTAAGGATCTATATGAAAATTAAAACTATGGCAGCAAGCCCATTAAGCGGTCATATTTTTCAAGGAACATTAAACACTGAAAAAGGAATGTGGGTAGGAAAGAAAGAAGATGTCACCGAACAAGCGATTAAGGCAGTAACTGAACACCTGATGATAAAAGACCGGAAATATGCATACGAAACGAATGATGGCAAATGGGTGATAATAATGCATCAACTGGTTGATGAATTACCAGAAGAGTTTATTTCTGATTAAAATTATTTTGGCATAAACAACAGAATAAACACTGCTCCGTGTATTCATTCCAACGAGTGAATACACGGAGCAATGTCGCTCGTAACTAAACAGGAGCCGACTTGTTCTGATTATTGGAAATCTTCTTTGCCCTCCAGTGTGAGGGCGATTTTTTTGACGGAGAAATTATGAAAATTACAGATATTCTGGTTAATCCAGATAATTACGACCAATTCAACATCTCTACTAAATCGGTTGATTTGGGATGTGCAACTGTCAGCGCATGGCTACTTAATGGTAAACAATTGGATAAATGCCTTGATGCACATATGACGGTTAACAGCTTCCTTGCAGAAAAGACACACTGGCAAGATGCTGGAGGGAAATATGCTGAATGGCTTGAAAGCATGGGATTTGAATATCAATCTGATGAAGGTTGGTGGAGCATTATAGCTGTAACGCCTGAGACAATAGAATGCTTCGTTAAATACTCCAACGACGATGACTATAAACACCAGGTAGATTCTGCGATAGAAAGATATAAAAGAAAATCATTCAACCACGAAATATCATCAGTTCTTGATTTCATAGAAGTTTTCAAATAAGCCGCCAAGCGCGGCTTTACCGCATACCAATAACGCTTCACTCGAGGCGTTTTCGTTATGCAATCAAACAGAAGGAGTTACCCATGATGCACTTTCAGCTCGCGGGTAGCGGCGTCATGTCCGCTTTCTACCCGCACGAATCTGAATTATCACGCCGAGTTAAACAATTAATCAGAGCAGCAAAGAAACAACTGGAGGCGTTATGCGCAATGAAATAGCCATCAATCACCAGATGCTTCGTGCAGCACAAAACAAAGCAGTAATAGCCCGATTTATTGGTGATTCAAAAATGTGGCTTGAAGCAAATAAAGCGATGAAATCAGCTATCAACCTTCCGTGGCATCGCAGGAAATGAGTTTTACAGATAACTGGTCAGACGAAGAATTCATTCGTCAGATGAAAGAATTAATCGGTAACGAAGGAGATATTCATGTCACTTGCAACCACAGTGAAGGAGAGCAAGTTACAGAGGCGCATGTACACGCAGAAAGCTCTCTGGTATCGCCATAATGGTGACCGCGAAGGAATGCGGGTATGCCTTAATTTGTCCAGAGTCGAAGTATTAAACCAGCGTTATTTCCTTGGGCCATGTCCATTCTGAGGTGAATTATGGATTTGAATAAATTCGATGAGCCATTCAGCCCTGAAGATATCGAATGGCGAATACAGCAAAGCGGTAAAACACGCGATGGCAAAGTGTGGGCTATGGTGCTGGCTTATGTCACGAACCGGGCAATCATGAAACGCCTTGACGATGTTTGTGGCAAAGCGGGATGGCGCAATGAATACCGCGATATTCCCAACAACGGCGGCGTTGAATGCGGCATATCAATCAAGATTGATTCCGAATGGGTAACCAAATGGGATGCTGCTGAAAACACGCAGGTAGAAGCCGTCAAAGGTGGTCGTTCCGGTGCAATGAAGCGTGCTGCCGTTCAGTGGGGAATCGGTCGGTATCTGTATAACCTTGAGGAAGGTTTCGCACAAACATCTCTCGATAAAAAGCAGGGATGGCACAGGGCAAAACTGAAGGATGGAACAGGATTTTACTGGTCCCCTCCATCGCTGCCGGGATGGGCAATGCCAGCATCTGGCAATCAACCATCACCAGAAAATACCAACCAGAAATCTCCATCGGTTGACTGCGAACAAATCCTGAAAGACTTCAGCGATTATGCATCGACAGAAACTGACAAGAAAAACTCATAGAACGTTATCAGCATGACTGGCAATTAATGGCTGGCAATGAGGATGCGCAGGCTAAATGCGTTCAGGTAATGAACATCAGAGTTAATGAACTAAAACAGGCGGCATAAATGTCTCACTTGGACGGAATTATTAAAAGATTCGAGTCCAGCTACAAAGTTAATGAAACAACAGGTTGCTGGGAGTCTACCTATTCAAAAAACAAAGGAGGATACACAAAATTTGTAGCCTTTGGCGTAACAATGCTTTCTCATCGGGTTGCTTTTGAGCTTTATCACTCCCCCATCCCATCTGGGAAGATGGTTTGCCACAAATGCGATAACCCATGCTGCGTTAATCCTGAACATCTCTTTTTAGGTAGCGCGCAAGAAAACATGGACGACAAGATAGCAAAAGGAAGGCATCGTGGAGCCAAAAAAGGTCATGCTCATCATGGTGCAAAATTAACAGAGTGGCAGGTTATAGAAATTAGGAAAAGACTCTCTGAAAAAGAGAGTCAGTACAAGATAGCAAAAGACATGGGTGTATCTCAATCAATTATAAGCAACATAAAAACTGGCAAGAGGTGGAGCAAATGAGTTCTCGCGGGATAAATAAGGTGATTATCCTTGGTCGGGTAGGACAAGACCCGGAAGTTCGATACTCACCATCAGGAACAGCGTTCGCTAACCTGACAATAGCCACGTCAGAACAATGGCGAGATAAAAATACTGGCGAGCAAAAGGAATTGACTGAATGGCATCGTGTTGCTGTATCCGGGAAACTGGCTGAGGTCGTGGGGCAGTATGTGAAAAAAGGTGATCAGATTTATTTCGAGGGAATGCTGAGAACCAGAAAGTGGAAAGACCAGTCAGGGCAAGACCGTTACACAACCGAGGTTCATGTCGGAATTAATGGCGTGATGCAAATGCTTGGCGGCATTGGCGACAGCAAACAACAAGCAGCCAGCAGGCAATCACAGAAGCCACAGCAGCAATCATCCCCAGCACAACACAACGAACCTCCGATGGATTTTGACGACGATATACCCTTTGCACCAGTAACTCTCCCCTTCCCTCGTCACGCTATTCACGCAATTTAATCAGGAGAAAACCATGCCAGCGCCTCTGTATGGTGCGGACGACGCGCGCCGCTGTTCCGGCAATTCCGTATTGGAGGTGCTGGATAAATTCAGAAAAAACTACGACCTGATAATGTCGCTACCGCAGGAAACGAAAGAGGAAAAGGAATTTCGCCATTGTATATGGCTTGCAGAGAAAGAAGAACGCGAGCGAATTTACCAGACATCAATCCGACCATTCCGCAAAGCCACATATACCCACTTCCCTGAAATTGACCCGCGCCTGCGTAATTACCGCTCACGCTATGGCGCTATCAGTAATGACTGAGGAATTTACCATGAGAGGACTTGCATACAATCCCGGCATTCTTCCGGCAGAAATGATTATTCGCCAACGCGTAAAGCCAATGCCATCGAGAGAGGAATTGCTTAAGCGAAATTCTTTTCCTTCAGTGAGTCAAAACAAATATCTGAATGCGATGTGGCGGAGTGGGAAGAAATGAAACAAATGTCACTAATTGAGATAGATGGATTTCTGAAAGGTAAATGCATCCCACGAGATTTAAAGGTTAACGAAACAAACGCTGAATATCTGGTGCGTAAGTTCGGTGAACTTGAAGCTAAATGCGCGGCGCTGGCGGAGGAGAATGCTGGGCTGAAAAACGCAATGGCCGTAACTCTTGAGCATGTGTCGGTCACGGACGCAGGACAGGCCGGAGTAGCTGCGATGATTATCAATGATGCCCTGCACCACAGCGAACCCCCAGCCACCGACGCTTTCTTGGCTGAAGTCCGGGCGCAGGGATTGGAGATGTTTGCACAGAAATGTAACTCAAAATCCGAACAGTCGCTTGCATCTGATATACGCGACAACTGGAAAAACTCTAACTCGGTGGCCAGTTTTGGTTGACCACTTCAACGTTGACCTAGCCGCCAGCGGCGTTGCCTACAAAGAGCGGATGAATATACCGGTAATTGCAGAACAGGTAGCCCGTGAGCAACCGGAGAACTTGCACACCTATTTCATGGAACGGCTACGATACTGGCCGGCGTTGAATTAATCCACATGATGCGCAAGGGGCAATATCAGCATCCTCAGGGTGATGGATTGTCACCCACAGAACAATTTTATCTGCTGACTTTCCACCGTTAACGCGACACAACCTTAATATGCCACAAAGGTTTTTGTTAACGAGCTGCATCTTTTTCTTTTCTGGGTGATGATTGTTTTATAATAAACAAATAACAACATTTATTCTTGTAAAAGTAATAATATCTCTTTGGTGATCGAATTTATTGATCGCATTTCAATTAAACAAATAAGGAGTTTTTTATGCCCAAAATTACCGGTGTTCTAGTGAGCCACCATGTGTTCGATATAAAAAAAGACATGGCTAATGGTTCATTCCCGAAAACATTATTTCCAGGCGCGACATTTCAGATGGTGGTTGACAATGATGTTGTCAATAATAATACGTTGGACTGGAGTGTTGTCACCAATGCGGGAGACAATTCGCTGACTGTAAATCAGGACGGCGTGGTGTCATTTTCAAATGATATTGATGAAAGTTGCATTGGTAAAACATTTGTTATTTTTGCGAAGGATAAAGCCACAGGGAAAAATGTGTCATCTTATTTAATTAAACCTTATCGCTTCTTTAAACCTCGTACCGCAACGTCGGACAGATTTTACGATGCATTGTTTTGGATTGAGGATAAAAAAGGGACTGTCCCGGCACGACGCGATATCAATAATGTCCCTTTCGATGAACTGACGGGAGAAATGTTTCATGATGTAAAACGTGAAGTGAATTCCGGGCTTTTTCAGGAATGGGGATTTTTACTGTTTAGTGGGTGGACTAATCCTGTACGTGGTGATATTGGTAGTCTCGAATCAGAAATTTTCACTTTAGAAAATGACAGTATATTTATATCGACAGTCAACTCCCTCCCATACTCCAGAGATCTCCATGATGATATGGACTCCCAGTCTGCACAGGCTGTAGCGTTTTACGGGGAATCTGTTGTTTCCTGATGTTTTAATGAGTTTTTAATAGTCTCCGTCTTTTTAATTTAAAGAGACGGAGATTATCGGCTCTGCAACGTGAAGCTCAGGAACAAAGGTTGTGTCGCGTTAACGGTGGAAAGTCAGCAAAAGTTGTATTGCTGGCTTTTCATGCAGCCAGCAGATAAATTGTTCCGCGGGTGACAGCCATTACCGCGAAGGCATATTGCAAGGGGCGTTGCTTGTGGTCGATTCCTCACTCACTCCAGTTGATGGTTCGCTGCTTGTATGTGCTTATCGCATAAAGAGATATCGGAAGCATCCGCGCCGCTATGATTGTCTTTCTCCTGATGCAGGAAAAGCAGAATGGCTAAATCAGCAGCAGAGCGCAAAGCCGATCAGAGAGCCAAGCAAGCATCATCCGGTATGCGTAAGCTGGAGCTTGTACTTGATGCTCAGGAAATTGAAATGCTGGAGCGTAACTGTGCCACGCGTCGCTTCAGGCGTGCGCCTTACGAGTTTGGTGAGTACATCGCGTTACTGAGCCGCCAGGATGATGCACTTGTGCGCTGGCGTATAAAATCGATCAGCATAAAACGTTGCGGTAAGTGCGGCGAGAGAGTTCCTGTTAATTCATGCCCGTGTAATGGTGACTCACAATGCTGGGTGACCAAAGGCTGATTCGAATTTAAGAACTGAAAGAACACCAAGCCGCCTGATGGCGGTTTTTTATTGGAGACAAGAAATGTCAGATTTGGCTATGAAGATTTTGAAATGGCAAACGACTGGCGATGTCGGCATCAGTAGCGCAACTCTTGCCTCAATCGCATGTGGACTGAAAAAGAATATCTATGGTCATCACTTCGGTGCTCCACATGACGCAGCCGATTTCCGACGATGCGTTGCACTTGTTGAGCAGATTCCAGAAATCAGAGATTCATTCGACAAGGTTGCAAAGCGCGTTCCGGCATTCAAAGGCATCCTCAACGAATGGGATTCTCTCGTTGCTCTGTTGAAGTCTGAAATGAAGATACACGGAAACAAAGCACCAGAAACTTACAGAAGAATTAGCGAGCTACGCCAGTACTAACCACAGCCTCACACTCGATGAGGCCTGTCAGTTTCTCAAGATATCCAGACCTACCGCTACCAACTGGATACGAACAGGCCGCCTACAGGCAACACGCAAAGACCCCACTAAACCAAAATCTCCTTACCTCACAACGCGACAAGCCTGCATTGCGGCGCTTCAGTCTCCGCTGCATACTATCAAGGTGAGCGCGGGTGATGGCATAACAGAGGAAAGAAAATGTCACTCTTCCGCAGAAGTGAAATATGGTACGCCAGTTTCACATTGCCGAACGGTAAAAGATTTAAACAGTCTCTTGGAACAAAGGACAAAAGGCAGGCGACAGAACTCCATGACAAGCTAAAGGCTGAAGCATGGCGGGTCAGCAAACTTGGTGAAATACCTGATATAACGTTCGAGGAAGCGTGTGTCAGGTGGCTTGAAGAGAAAGCACATAAAAAATCACTGGACGATGACAAAAGCCGGATCGGATTCTGGCTTCAACATTTCGCAGGAATGCAACTAAGAGACATTACTGAATCAAAAATTTATTCAGCAATGCAGAAAATGACGAACCGGCGTCATGAGGAAAACTGGAAACTCAGGGCAGAAGCGTGCAGAAAAAAAGGGAAACCTGTTCCAGAATACACGCCAAAACCAGCGTCCGTTGCAACGAAGGCTACGCATCTTTCATTTATAAAGGCCCTACTAAGAGCCGCAGAGCGTGAATGGAAAATGCTGGATAAGGCACCAATTATTAAAGTGCCTCAACCAAAGAATAAACGGATCCGCTGGCTGGAGCCCCATGAAGCACAAAGGCTGATTGATGAATGTCCGGAGCCATTAAAGTCTGTTGTTGAATTTGCACTGGCAACAGGCTTAAGACGCTCGAACATCATCAACCTTGAATGGCAACAAATAGATATGCAGCGCCGGGTGGCATGGATAAACCCGGAAGAGAGTAAATCAAACCGCGCAATTGGCGTTGCGCTGAATGATACTGCATGTCGCGTATTGAAAAAACAAATCGGGAATCATCACCGTTGGGTATTTGTGTACAAGGAAAGCTGTACCAAACCAGACGGAACGAAAGCGCCAACAGTAAGGAAGATGCGGTATGACGCAAACACAGCCTGGAAAGCGGCGCTGAGACGGGCTGGTATTGATGATTTCAGATTTCACGACTTGAGACACACCTGGGCAAGTTGGCTGGTTCAAGCCGGAGTCCCGTTGTCAGTGTTACAGGAAATGGGAGGCTGGGAGTCTATCGAAATGGTTCGTCGATATGCTCACCTTGCACCTAATCACCTTACCGAACACGCACGGCAAATAGACTCGATCCTGAACCCATCGGTCCCAAATTTGTCCCAGTCAAAAAATAAGGAAGGTACTAATGATGTGTAACTTATTGATTTAAATGGTGCCGATAATAGGAGTCGAACCTACGACCTTCGCATTACGAATGCGCTGCTCTACCAACTGAGCTATATCGGCCCTGAAAGGACATGTTCACGAACGTGAATCACGGTGGACAAGGTTAAAACTAACCGGGCGATGCGTCAATGGCCTTGTGAATCAAATGGCTACTTTTGCATCACCCGGTTTTATTTACGCACGAATGGTGTAATCACCAATGCCGATCCACTTGTAGGTGGTCAGTGCTTCCAGCCCCATTGGGCCGCGTGCGTGCAGTTTTTGCGTGCTTACAGCCACTTCCGCGCCCAGACCAAACTGGCCGCCGTCGGTAAAACGCGTAGAGGCGTTAACGTAAACAGCGGAGGAATCCACTTCGTTAACAAAACGCTGGGCGTTGCGCATATCGCGGGTCAGGATCGCATCGGAGTGTTGTGTGCCGTGTTCACGAATATGGGCAATGGCGTCGTCCAGATCGCTGACGATTTTGACGTTCAAATCTAATGACAGAAATTCATCGTCATACTCTTCGGCTTTAACAGCAACCACCTTCGCAGGGCCTGGCTGCAACTGTGCCATTGCGGCAGCATCTGCGTGTAATGTCACGCTGCTTTCCGCCATTTGTTTGCTTAATGCGGGCAGGAAGCTATCGGCGATGTTTTTATTCACCAGCAACGTTTCTACCGTATTACATGTGCTCGGACGCTGAGTTTTCGCGTTGACGATCACTTTCAGGGCTTCAGCGATCTCTGCACTTTCATCAACGTAAATATGGCATACGCCTATACCGCCTGTGATCACCGGGATTGTCGACTGTTCGCGGCATAGCTTATGCAGACCAGCGCCGCCGCGCGGGATCAGCATGTCGATGTATTTATCCATACGCAGCATTTCACTGACCAACGCGCGGTCAGGATTATCAATTGCCTGTACTGCACCTGCCGGTAAACCGCAGGATTTCAGGGCGTCCTGAATCACCGCCACCGTTGCAGCGTTAGTGCGACAGGTTTCTTTGCCGCCACGCAGGATCACCGCGTTACCCGTTTTCAGGCATAGCGAAGCAACATCGACCGTCACGTTCGGGCGCGCTTCATAAATCACGCCAATCACCCCCAGCGGCACGCGACGACGCTCCAGACGCAGGCCGCTGTCCAGCACGCCGCCATCGACTACCTGCCCCACCGGATCGGCGAGGTTACACACCTGGCGCACATCATCGGCAATGCCTTTCAGCCGTGCGGGCGTCAGTGCCAGACGGTCAAGCATCGCTTCGCTGAGGCCATTAGCACGCGCGTCAGCAACATCCTGGGCGTTAGCGTTGAGGATGATTTCGCTTTGTGCTTCCAGTTCATCGGCGATTTTTTCCAGCACGCGATTTTTTTCGCGGCTGGAGAGTTGCGCTAATTTATACGAGGCTTGCTTCGCGGCAATGCCCATTTGTTCCAGCAT